GTGCCATATGTTTCATCCCCGGCGGTATCCTCCGTTATCTTGGAATAATACAGCCGGTCCAAACCCACCGTAGCCATTTAGTTTTCCTCCGTTTCTTTCGCGACATCGATCGCGACATGATGGTATCCTGTATCGGCTTCATGCTCGATATACCGACGGTCAGTTACTACAAATCCTGCCGTCAGCAACATGCGGATGAGCAGGTCTTTTCGTTGTGTGTAGTTCTTCTTTGAAAAAAGTGACAACCTCGCTTCCTCGATGTTCATGCCGGGCGTATCATCCGAAAACAGCGCGAAGTGCTCCGAGATCGGCGTGATCACGACATACTCGTCCGGCGCGGTATTGGAGAAAACGCCGGTCTCCACAGGGAGTCCGGTGCTTTCTACAATCGTATTCAATTCTTCCAACATACTCATGGCAGATTCAGTTCCTCCCTCAGCACGGATTGCATCGCCTCGATACACGGTTCCCGGCTTGAAGACTTCGTCTGCTTCAGAAACGGTTTTGGCGGTTGGCCGGACTTGCCATACTCGAGCAAATTCGCGAGCATGGCGTTGCTGGTATTGCCGCGATTTTCATCGAAGCCGACTTTGACGTCGTAATTGCCCTCGTCGTTCACCTTGACGGGAGATACACCCAACGCCGTCAGCAGCTTGCCCGTGGACCGAGATTTATACTTCGTACCCCGTCCGATCGCCGCATGCAGGTTTGCCTGCATTTTCTCAAATACAACCTTGCCACCTGCCTCAAGCGCTTTCGGGATCGCACGATCGGTTTTTTCTGCCGCTTTCGCCAGCTGATCTATTAGGGTCGTCGGCATTTTAATAATGACTTTAGCCATGCGTTGCCTCTATTCTTTTCGCCAGAACTTCGAGATACATCCCGCGCCCTTTCACGTCCTCGACAGACGTGATTTCGTATCGATCGCCGTCGCACAGGATGACATGTGCCGTGGTCACGCTCAGCCCGGTGATCGTCCGAAAGCAGAATAGGTCGGTCGCCTCCGAGAAAGCGGCACGGTTGACCCATTTCTGGGAGCCGTGCCGCCCTTCCCTATATGCATGGATAGAGGCGAGGATGGTATCCGTTTTCGATGCGAACCCTTCCGCGTCCTTGACGATCGTTTCCTCTGCGATCGAGATCGTCTTGTTCATTTTTCCAAAGCTCATGAGACCTTCCAATCTCGATCCAGGCGCAGGAGCGTGTTAACTACTGACCAAGTCTGCTGTCCCGCCTGTACGTTGTCCGCGTAGAACCCGCCCGTGCTGCCGTCTCGGCTCTCGTAAAAATGGGATGCCAGCATGATCACGGCCTGCTCGGTCGTTGCCGGCATGGCAGCCGCATCGTAGGTTCCGGCGGTCAGATGCTGGTAGCTTTCAGCATATGCGACCGCGGCATCGATCAGTCGCTGCAGCAGTTCATCGTCCTCGCTGTGATCAAGGATCAGGTTCGCTTTGACCTTCTCCAGCAGCGTGCTCATATCATTACTCGTCCGCCGCCATGAACCCTGCAGCCTTCAGCGCGGCAAGCAGCGTATTGAATTCCGTAACGAGTCCGGATAGCTCCGTCGCCGTGCTGGCTGCCTGGTTCGCCGCAAGCAGGACGCCGCCCAGCGCAGCCGCTTCTGCCGCGGGAAGCGTATACGGCTGAACATAGAGTTTGTGATCCTCTCCGATCTTTGCTTCCACGGTTTCTGTTTCCGTTTTCGCCGCTGCCAGCATGCCGCCAAGTGCTTCTTCCGTTGCCGCAGCAACAGTCGCAGGAGGAAGCCCCGTTACCGAGGCTCCTTCCTGAATCTCCAAAGTTCCACCGATTACCAACCGATCGCCGCCCTGCGCCATATAGTTCTTAGCGTTATACTCCATGTCCGTCTCCTCTTACGCCTTCTGCTGCAGAACCTTGATCGCTTCCGGCAAGATGAGCTTGCCGTCGAGCCGCTGAGACGCGAGGAAGCCGATCTGGCCGGTCGTCGCGTACAGCTCGTTCAGACGCTTGAAGGTACGACCCTGACGATCGGCGATCCAGTAATAGGAGAAATCGCCGAACGCAATGGACTTATTGCCCGCGCTGACGCCCGGCATGAACTCGCTGGTCACGATGCGGTGGCCGAGAATCGTATCCGGCGCGTTTTCCGTAATGCCAGGACGCCAGAGATACTGTCCATCGCCATCCTTGAGCTTGCGCAGCAGCTTCACCGTCGTGTCATTGAGTACGAACACTGCGCTCTTGCGGTACGGCGCGCGGAGCGAGTACACGAGATCGATCAGTTCGTCACCCGTGATTGCCGACGCACCTACGGTGGTAACGCCGATCTCTGCGCCACCGGTCGTGTGCAAAATACCGATGGGCTTACTGACGCCGTTGCCGGTAAGGAACGCATCCTCTTCCTTGTCGCCGATGCGTTTACCGAACTGATCCGAAACATACCCTTCGATGTCGAAGACGCTGTCAGAGAGCAGTTCCTCCGAAACCTTGATCATGGTCGCGAGCTTGTATGCCCCAAGCACAACCTGCGAGAAGGTGTCGTCCGAGAGCGGGTAGGTACCCTCTTCGTCGACCCAATCAGCGGTGCCCTTCGACGCGACGACAGGGATCTTCCGATCGCCAAAGCTGGTCTGGATCACATGGCAAAGCGGACGCAGTACGTTCGCGACCGTCAGCTTCTGCACCAGCGTACGCTCAAACTCGTCCGGAACGAGATAGCCGCCCTCACTGTCGGTGCCTTCGACCAGAGAGTTCAGAATCTCGGGTCTCGGGTTCTTGGAGCGGATCGCGTTCCAGAACGCTTTTTTGTAAGCGTCAGACGCGCGACCCGTCTTTTGTTCCGCGGTGGGTTGAGTGGGTTTGCTGGTCAGCGGCTCGGCGGTAGGTTTGTTCAGCTCAGCGTCAAGCGCCACCTGCCGCTCCAGTCGGTCGATCTCTTTGCCGAGGTTGACGACATCGGTTTCCATCTTTTCATAAGTTGCTACGTCCTCGGCGGCGAGAAGGCCGTCCGTACCGCGTTTGGTATCGAGAAATGCTTTGGCGGCGTCCCATGCCTTGGCGCGTTTTTCGCGAAGTTCCTGAATTTGGTTCATTTGTTTTTCTCCTCTATTTCTTCAAAAGATTGAGCCGCTGATAAAGCGGCTCGGAAGGGTGCTTGTGTTCTGTTTTAGGTATCTTGCTCAGGAGTGTGTTTGTTACCGCCCGACGGCTGAACTGATAGCTGTTCAGCGGGATATCCTCAGGCAGCGCCGTATCGCGCGACAGCATACCATCGGCGAAACCGAGTTCCATTGCTTTCTGCGCGTTCATCCAGGTCTCTGCGTCCATAAGGTGCGCGAGCTTAGCACGGGACATACCCGTTTTCAGCTCATATGCCGTGATGATGCTCTCCTTTACCTCGTCCAGCATGGCGATCGCTTTCTGCATCTCTTCCGAATCACCGATCGCGACCGTCAGCGGGTTATGGACCATGAGTAAGCTTGTCGGAGCCATGAGCACCTCGGTACCGGCCATGGCGATGACCGACGCAGCGCTTGCCGCAATACCGTCGATCTTCACGGTGACGCGACCTTTGTATTCCATGAGCATGGTGTAGATCTGACTCGCCGCGACACAGTCGCCTCCCGGGCTGTTGATGTAGATCACGATGTCGCCTTGCCCCGCGTTGAGCTGTTCCCGAAACAGTTTCGGCGTGACGTCGTCGTCGAACCAGCTCTCCTCGGCGATCACGCCGTCGATGGTCAAGATGCGTGTGTCGTCCTGATTTCTTATCCAATTCCAGAATTGCTTTTTCAAGAAGAATCCTCCTGTCTGATGGTTTTTTGCGTATCGCCCTTACGCAGCTTTTTGTTAACAGGTTCCGTTTCCGGTGTGACACTACGAGCTTGAGGGGCGCCGAGGAGCATCATGGCTCCGTTGATCAAGTACAGATCCCCACCAAGCTCCGGCGCGATCCGATCAAGGTTTTCGAGCTCGCGGATGTCGTTCGCGCTCATCCAGCCGTTCTGCCGCGCGGTGGCGTAGCCGCTCATGCGGGAGGCGTAATCGCCGCGTAAAAGTCCATCCACATTGAACCGAATGAAGTAGTCCTGTTTCTCGCTCTCGCTGAACAGTACCCGGCACATGCTCTGCTCCCAGCGCACAACCCAGGGATCGAGCGTGTACTTCACAAACTCTAGCGACTGCTGCTCAATGTTGCTGAACGACGATTTCTCCAAGTCCGCCAGCATATGCGGCGGCACGCGGAAGATACGCGCGATCTCGTTGATCTGAAACTTTCGCGTCTCCAAGAACTGCGCCTGCTCCGGTGCAATCCCGATGGGCGTGTATTTCATGCCCTCTTCCAAAACCGCGATCTTGTGCGAATTCGCGCTGCCCTGATACGCAGAGTTCCAGCTCTCTTTGACCCGCTGTGGATCTTTGATTGTCCCAGGATGTTCCAGCACACCGGACGGTGCCGCGCCGTTGGCGAAGAACTTCGCGCCGTACTCTTCCGTCGCAATCGCCAGTCCAATCGCATTCTTCGCCATGGCGATCGGGCTGTAACCGATCAGGCCGTCGAACCCGAGTCCGGGGATATGCAGCACGTCCGTTGGCGCTAGGTAAACCCGGCTGTCTGAACCGAGCGTCTTGGGATCCTCCGACCATCGCTGATACAAATAAAAAAGCCGGCCGTTTTGGTCACGGTCGACTGTCATTTTGTTCGGCATGAGCGGGTAGAGTGCGATTACCTCGCCTCTGGCGTTTCGGATGATCTGTGCGTAGGCGTTGCCCCAAAGGAGCAGGTGGCTCATGAGCGTTTCCCGGAACGCGAAGCTCGTCATCTCGGGGTTTGGCTCGTCGTGCAG